GGAGGGGCTCTCGGACTATGGGGTGTTCGCGGAAATGCCCAACGGGTCGGACAAGATGCTACCCCTGCGCGTCACGGTGACGCGGTGACGGGAGGCTAACGATGCCCATTCAATCGCTCATCGTCGGGCTGATCTGGGTGGTCCTCGCCATCGTGGTCATCGGGGTCGTGTATTGGGCGCTCGCGAAGATGGCGGCGGCGGGCGGTGCCCCACCGATCGTGACGACGGGGCTCCAAGTCATCGCGGGGCTGCTCTGCCTCTTGGTGGTCGTGTACTGGCTCGTGAATGTGCTGCCGCCGTGGAAACCGTGATGGCGATGGTCACGATTCCCTGCGCGGTCACGGTCGCGATCCCGCGCCGCATCCTCGACGAGTACGCGGCCGCAGTCCGGGCGGGTCGCACGGGCAACTTCGTGATCCATCTGCGCGTCGGCGAGCCGCTCGGGCTGACGTTTGAGCAGAAGGTGACGTTGAGCGCCCAAGAGAAGGGCGACGAGATCGTGCTAGGATAGCGCCCGTTTTAGCAATGTCCTAGGGGCGGTTGACGACCGACCGGAGGGGCTAGTCACCCCACCGGGCCTCTAGGATTCATAAGTAGCGGTCATCCGGCATTCGGAGCCGCCGATGGGGCCAAAGCCCTGTCGGCGGCTCTTGTCGTTTAAGGGGGCGTCGTGGAGCACCGAGAGATACCGCTGTACGGCAGGACCGGACAAGTCGGCATCGCCATCGTGGACGCTGCCGATCTTGACTTGGTACAGGGCTATAGCTGGCGACTCCTCCGGCCCAACCCCAAAAACCAGACGAAATACGCCGGAACTGACCAGCAGGGACGACGGGTGCTGATGCACCGGCTGATTTTAGACGCGCCGGAAGGCATGGAAGTCGACCATATCAATCGCGACGGCCTCGACAATCGGCGCTCGAATCTGCGTCTCGTCACTACCCTGCAGAACGCCCAAAATCGGCCTTCCCAGTTGAATGGGAATTCCCGCTATCGCGGCGTTTATCACCGGCGTGATCGACATACATGGTGCGCACAGGTTCGACTCAATGGCCGCATAGCGTACCGAGAGAACTTTCAAGACGAGGAGAGTGCCGCGTTGGCGGCGGCAGCAGCCCGCCAGCGCTTGATGACTCACGCGATCGATTGACCCCTCCGGCGTGCGCTGCCGGGACCGAGAGGCGATCTGGCGCGCACGTGGGCTCGGGCTGACCTGGTTCCGGAACCGGGAGCCGATGGTTCGATGCCGCCGACCTGCAGAGCGGGAGCGGCCGAGGCGAACACATGGCAGACGAGACGACACCGACAGCAGCACCCAGCAGCGCACCACCGACAGCAGCGGCAGCGCCCTCGGCTCCGAGCGCGCCCGCTGCGTCTGCGCCATCGGCAGCCCCCTCGCGGTTAAGCGACCTGACGAGCGATTATCTGCCGTCGGAGCGTCCGGCTCCGGAGCCTTCCCCATCGCCGGCCCCCGAGCCGGTGCCAAGCCCTGAGCCTGCTCCGACGGCAGTCAAGCCCGAACCCCAGAAGATCAAGATCCGCGGCAAGGAATACACGTTCCAGGAAGTGCTCGAGAACGAGGTGCTCCAGCAGGCGCTCCTGCAAACCTACGAGCAATTTCCGACGCTGCAAAAGAAGTACATCGAAATGCTCGAGCAGCAGCGTCAGCAGGAGCAGACGCCGCCGCAGCCGCAACAGCCGATCGACCCGCGCGCCCATCAAGCCCAGCTCGTCGCCCACTACGCGCCCCAGATCAACGAGGCGGTCAAGAACGGGTGGATCGAAGAGGACTTCGCCCAACTGTATCCGAACGCCGTCGCGCAGATGCTCTGGCACCGCGACCAGATGTACGACCTCAACCGGCGCTTCGGCTCCTTCAGCGAGCTCCACACGGGGCAGACGCGCAAGGCCGAAGCCAACGGCCACAAGACACAGTTGACGGCGACGCTCGACACGCTCGCGGGCTCGGGCGATTTCTTCAAGCCGCTCCTCGACGCCGAGAAGCGGCAGGGGTTCCTGGACTTCCTGATCGAATCGGGCAATCCGCTCGTCACCCAACTGACGCCGGACTACCTCAAGCGGCAGTGGGTCGCATTCAATCACGAGACGGTGCTGACGGCGGCGCAGGCGACAGCGGAACGTGAACGGATCGAGCGTCAAAATCAGCGGCTCCGCGCCGGCAGCGACGGCAAGGGCTCACGCCCGACGCCCGCCCCGGCCGCGGAAGCGACGCTTCTCCAGACGCTCACCGAGGACTTTCTGCCGAGGCGATAGAGGACACCAATGGCCGTTCTCGGCATGCGTGGCACCGGCAATTTTTCCAGCGATGACCGACCGAAGAATTATCGACAGGCCATCATTCTGCTCGAACCCAACACGAAAGCCCCTCTCACCGCGCTGATGTCGCGGTTGAAAGAGGAGCAGACTGACGATCCAGAGTTCAAAGTTTTCCTGAAGGGTCTCCCGACGCAGCGCGTGCTCGTGTCGGGTGCCCAGACCTCCACCGACACCACGATCGAGTCGGCGGGCTCGGGCGCGTCGAACATCCTGCGCAAGGGCCACGCGCTCATCAACGAGCGGACCCTCGAAGTGATCTGGGTCTCGGCCGATCCGACCGCGCCCTACAACTCGTTTGCCGCCGTGCGCGGCAAGGGCGTGACCGCCGCCGCGATGAACGACGGCGACGGCCTCCTGATCATCGGCACCTCGCACCTGGAAGGCGCCTCGCTCCCGACGGCGATCACCTACGATCCGACCGTCGTCAACAATTACACGCAGATTTTCCGCAACGTTCTGGACTTGACCGGCACGGCGCAGCAGACCCGGATGCGCTGGGACGACGCCGGCCCGATGAAGGAATACCAGCGCGAGACGCTCGAGCTGCACGCGATGGAGATGGAAAAGTCGTTCATCTTCGGCACCGGCGTGGAGGACACGAGCGGTGCGCAGCCGCAGCGCACCACCAAGGGCCACATCTCGTTCTGCACGACCAACGTCACGGACTTCGCAGGCACCGTGACCATCGACACGTGGGAAGCCTTCCTCGAAAACATCTTCAAGCGCGGGTCGAGCGAAAAGGCGTTTCTCTGCGGCTCGCGGGCGCTCAACGTGCTGAACAAGATCGCACGGGCGCACTACACGATCACCGCGACGCCGACCAGTACCACCTACGGCCAGAAGATGTCGGAGTGGATCACACCGTACGGCTCGCTCCAGGTGATGCAGCATCCGCTGTTCTCGGAAAACGCCACGTTCCACACCTGGGGGATCGTGGTCGATCCGAAGTTTGTCGTGTACCGCTACCTGCGGAACCGCGACACCGACTACAAGGACAATCGCCAGAACCCCGGCGACGACGCGCGCAAGGACGAGTGGCTCACGGAAGCGGGCTACGAGTTGCAGCACGAGAACGCGCACGGGGTCGCGAAGAGCATGACAGCGTTTGTCCCGTAGCTTGTAGTTAATCCTCGGGGGCGGTCTTCGGGCCGCCCCCGCCCCTTCGGGGGCGAGGAGATTCACATGGCGCTGACCTTTACCGACGTGAAGCGGGTGAACATCCAGAAGTCGGGCGGCATCCGTTTTGCCATCATCGACATCACGTTTGACAGCAGCTACGTCACGGCTGGCTGGACGATCAATGCTTCGGACGTCAAGCTGAGCGGGATTCTCGGGATGACGGCCATGGGGCCGCAAGTCGCCGCGGCCGGGGCGACGTTTGGCTTTGTCCCCGGCGCGGATACCACCACGTGCAAGCTGCTCGCGTTCAAGAGCAACACGGCGGCGCTCTTTCAGGAGATCGCCGCGGCGGATCTCAACACGCGCGTCGTGCGCTTCTGGGTGGTGGGGTTATGAAGGCGTACGTCTGCAATCGGTTTCCCAGTCTCACGATCGGGGCCAGCGTCCACTTCCGCGAGGGCTCGTTCGAGACGGATGACCCCGAGGTGATCGCGCTGATCGAGAAAAACGACTGGTTTGGCGTCCACATCCATCCGCGCGATCTGCCGGATGCCGATGCCGGGGCACCGCCAGCCGAGGCACCAGCGGCCCCGCCCGAGGAACCTGAGGAGTCGACCACGCCGCGCGTGCGGCACGGCGGCCGGGGTAGCCGCTGAGATGCCGCCCAGAGTGACCGGCTCGCGGGTCACGAGCGTCGGGGAGGGGCGCGGCGCCCGGCCCAAGGCGGTCACGCCCTCGTCGATGCGGCACCCGAATTTCAAGAGCACGGCGGCGGCGGTCGCCAAGCGGCAGAAGATTTCTCCGGAGATGGCATCCGAGCGGCTCAAGCGGACGCGCGGCAAATGATCCGCGTCGTCGTCCACCACCCCGGCCGGATCGAAAAGGCGACGGAGATGGCGCTCGCCCAGGAGCGCCTCCACCTCCGGACCAACGACCCGCACTATCGGCCGGTGCCGCTAGAAATGTTCATTCTCTGCGTCTACTGCCCGCCCGAGCAGAAGCACGCTTACGGCGACTCGCTGCGCGAGCTCTGGGCGTGGAAGCGTCCGTTCATCAATCTTGAGGCGGACGTGGCCCCTTGGCCGGGTGCCCTCACGCAGTTGTGGGAGTGTCCCGAGTCCTGGTGCGCGCTCCCGCTGATCGTGCATGGCGCCGTGAACGAGAAAAATCTCGGCTGCGTCAAGTTCTCGGCGAAGTTCATCGAGCGCCACCCGGATCTCTGGGCGAGCTATCCGCGCAATGACATCTATGACTGGCGCAGTCTCGATGCGTGGTTGCACGGGAAGCTCGAGCCGATGCGCCCGCATCGACATGATCCGCCAGCGCTGCACATCAACCCGGCCCACATTCAGGAAGGAGTCATGGAACATGCCGCCGAAAGTTTCCAGCATTCGTCACATGGGGGGCACGCAGAAGGGCTCCACGAAGGATCCGCATCACGCGGCGCCCATCAAGGGTAAGACGACGGGCGGGCCGAAGGGCCTAAAGCGGCCGGGGCAGGGCTAGTGCCCCCGAAGGTCGGGCAGCGGGCGACGGGGAAGGATCTCCCGAATACCCCCGTGCAGCCCCCGAGCCCCAAGGCGCCCAATGTCGCGACCGGGCCGCAGACCTCGCCCGAGCCGCCGAAGGCTGGCCCCCCGAAGGCCGCGGCGAATCTGGACAACGAGAAGTCGAAGCTGGCCAACCCGGTGCGGGCCACGATCCATGATCTGCAGGACTGCGACGACTGATGCCGCCGAAGCTCTCGGGCTCGCGGGCGCGGCAGGGCGACGGGATGAAGAAGCCGCCAAAGGCGAGGCTTGAGGCCGCGATGCGGGAGACACATACGAACGTGCCGAGCACCGTGACGCGAGCGAACGTGAGCGCCGAGCGCAAAGAGAAGATGAAACGCGCGATAGCTTTCAAGAAAGCCAGAGGCGGATGAGCGTCGCCGACCTCTCGACTCCAGCCCCGTCCCCGCCCCTGCCTTGGTGGCGTCGCCTCGTGCGCTTTCTGCGCAAGTGGCTCTGGGAGGGTCCGTGACTGTGGTGCCGGCGAGGATCGGCGGTAGAAGCCGCGTCACGGCGCAACATCAACCCCGCCGTGTCATGGGCAGCGACCGCCGCCATGGTCCTCAAGACAGCGTCTGCGTGGTCTGCGCCGACGACTGTCCTAGCATCCGAATTTCGCGGATGCGCCCGGCGGGAAGGATTCTAGCATGACCCATCTGGAGCTCCGCAATCGAATGGGCGACTGGATCGGGGCGAATGCCAAACGCATCGCGCATAGTGTCCGGACGGACATCCTCAACATCGCGCAGAAAGAACTGTGTCGGCAGTGGGACCTGAGCTACAACGAGATGCTCGACACCTTCGACACCGTCGCGGCGACGAACACCTACGCCCTGCCGACGGGATTTAGTCGCCCCTATGAAATGTTCTACGTGGACCCTGATTCGCAGGGCGTGCAGAACATCACGTTTCTGCTCCTCGACGAATTCGACGACGTGTATCCCGACGCGACGAAAACGGGCAAACCGCGCCACTTCACAACGTGGGGCGGCAATCTGTACCTCGGCAAGACACCGGATCAGGTGCTCACGATTCATCGGTCCTATTACCGCTACCTGCCTGACCTGTCGGCCGATGGCGACGAGAACGCCCTCACCATCAATGCGTGGGAGGTGGTCTTGTTCAAGGCGCTGGGGGATACCGCCCGCTACGGGATCGAGGATGAGCGCATCCCGGTGTGGGCGGCTCGTGGTCGAGAGCTTGAGGATCAGTTGGTGCGCGAGCACTCGCGGGCGAAGTCGGCCGGTCGGCGGCCGGTGAGTCAAGAACCGGGATGATGACAGAGCGCATAGAACACCGTATAGAACCCGAGCCCAATTCGGGCTGTTGGATCTGGATTGGCGCGAGAGACCAAGACGGATATGGCCGAACAGACCGCATGCCTGGTACGAGGCTAGCGCATAGGGTGATCTATCAGTCGCTAGTCGGCCCGATCCCAGAAGGTCTAACGATTGATCATTTGTGCCGCGTGCGCTGCTGTGTAAACCCAGGCCATTTGGAGCCTGTCGCACACGGGATTAACACACTGAGGGGCGCAACCGTCACGGCAGTAAATGCTGCCAAGACACATTGCATCTATGGGCATCCGTTCACGCCGAAGAACACCTACCGTCGTTCAAACGGTAATCGTCGGTGCCGTATGTGCCTCAATGCTGCGGTCAGACGCTACCAACGTCGGCTTCGGGCCGCCCGAAAGAAATCGTTATGACATTACCTGTTCGAATCAAGACCGCACGTCTCACAAACTCCTCACTCGGCTCGTCTATCGACGACGAGCTTGGGAATCTAGAGAAGGCGCTCGCCGATCTCTTCGGCGCTCCTGTCGATACCGATCTGACCGCCGCGTGGCTCGAGGTGGTCGCAGGCGGCATCAAGACGATCATTCTGTCAGATGCCGCCGCTGATCCGGCGACGGCGGGTCACATCCGGCGCAACGGCGCGCGCCTGAAATTCCACGACGGCACGCTCGCGCATGACCTCGTCGTCATTCCCGGCGGCGGGACGAACAAGGTCGGATTCCAGCAAGAAGCGGTGCCGACCGGCTGGACCCGCGTCGTGGACGCCACCAATACCGAGTCGGTCCCGATCCTGCGGCTCAACGGTGAGGTGCCGGGCACCGGCGGGTCGTGGACGATCTCAGGACTCGGGACGGTGTCGCACACGCATCAGACCTTCGCGGCGTTTACGGGCAACGATAGTAATCCCTCCGTGCCGATCGGCGTCGTCGCGGGCGGCTTTACCTTTTCGTTGAGCCCCCACGTGCATGACATCCCGTCGCAAGCCACCAACGATGCGGCGCCGACGGTGACGAGCGCGGGGTCGTGGCGCCCGAAGTACGTCGATTTCATCGTCGGGTCCAAGACGTAATGGACCGCAAGCGCTGTCCGTTCCTGCTCGGCGAGAAGTGCATCGGCGACGAGTGCATGTTCTGGGGGCTTGAGTCATTCGAGAATTCCCAGACACGCACGGAGCGGATCGAGGCAGGGTGCTTGATCGTGTTTCAGTACCAGATCACTCGCTATGCCGCGGGCGAACACGGGCGCGTGCAGGCGAGCGTCGACAAGGTCGCGACCGAAGTGTCTAGTCTCGGCGAACGCACGGTGCTCATGGCGGCGGCGCTGGCGCATCGCCGCGCGCTTCCGGAGCCGCCCTGATGGCCCCCCTGCTCTCAGTGCCGACCGACGGTGTGCGCCCCGACCTCGACGAATTCGAGGTGCCGGCGAATGCCTTGCGGGAGGCTGAAAACTGGCTGCGTCGCAGCGGCAAGTTTCGCGTGCGCCCCGGTCAGACAGCCTTCGCCTCCAACACCGCGCAGCGCCCGACGGCGCTGATTCAGTACACGCATCACGATCTGACGACACGCGTCGTCATGGGCACCGTGTCGTCCTGGTGGCGCTACAACGCTGGCACGAATGCGTGGGTTGACCTCGCGGGCACGGCGCTGACCGCCTCGGCGACGCAGTTGCAGGTGTTTCGGCCGTTCTCGAAAGCGGGCTCCACGCATCTGCTCGGCGTGAACGGCAAGGACGCGCCGATGAAGTGGGACGGGGCCGCGGCCACCTACTCGGCCATCGGCGGCTCCCCCCCGATCGCGCGCTGCATGATGGTCGTGGCGGATCGCGTGATCCTCGGCAATCTCTCCTCGGGTGGCACGCAGTCGCCCGTCGCGATCGACGTCTCAGCGCTGTCAGACTTCGACACGGGCTGGGGCTCGGTGCTCGTCAAGGTGCTCGGCGAGGTGCCCGGCGAAATCATTGCGATGCAGGAGCTCGGGTTTCTCCAGGGCGCGATCTATCTCGATCAGGCCATCGCCATCGCCATCGCGCAGGATGGCCTCGTGCCGTTCCGCTTCGACTTCCGCCGCCAAGTCAAGGGGCCAGTCTCGAGTCAAGCGGTGGTGCCGATCGGCGAGGGCACGCACGCCTACCTTGGCAACGACTCGGCCGTGTACATCTTCGACGGGACGGTGCCGCGCTCGCTCGGCCTAGCCGTGCAGCGCCAGATCGCCAAGACGATCACGACTGATCGCCTGCCGCGCTCGTGGGTCGCGTGGGACTCCGATCAACAACTGCTCTACGTGGTCTATACCGCGATCGGCGGGACGGAGCCGACGCGCGGCGTAGTGATCGCGTTTCCGGGTGGCCAGTGCTACCCCATCCGCTGGAATGGGCTCTCCCCGACGTGCGGCATGCGCCTCTCGATCCCCAGCGGGCTGACCATCGGGGATCTTGGGGTGCCCATCGGTGATCTCGGGATGACGCTCGCGGAAATGGACACGCTCGTGCCGCGGTTCGTCATCGGCAACATCACGGGGCAGGCGTATCACGACGCGGGGCTCACCGATGCCGGCGCGTCGATCCCGGCCTATTTCGAGACGGGATTGCAGCGGCTCAGCGAGGGCGATCGGTTCGCGACCATCACCGACGTGCAGCACTTCTTCAAGACGAGCGGCGGGACGCAGAAGATCCGCGTGCGGCTGGGGTCCAGCGACTACGGCGAGGAGCGCGTGCTGGAGGATGACCCGACCGGGACGGAGAACGAACTCGACCTCGCCAACGGTGGCCCGTACTACACCGGGCATCGGTTGTCGACGCAGGCGGCTTCGCTGCGCGTGGAAGCGGATGCGACGCAAGCGATCGAATGGGATGGCTCGCATGTGACCGTCCCGCGGCGGGGCTATCGCTAACGTGCGCCAGGTTTTGGAGAGCCCCACGCTCCCGACGGCGGGCTTCCCGCAGTTGAGCACGCTGGCCGCCTACCTGACGCCCTTGTTCAACGCCATCGGGTTCCGGCTCAACCGCTGCATTCCGAAGGACGGGAGCGAGCGGATGGAGAACCCGCTGCCGTTGGCCGTCTATACAACTGCGACGCGCCCGCCCGCGGCGGATTGGATTGGCTGCGTCATCTTGGTAAGCGACGCGGTGCCGAACCAACGCTTCCAAGGTAGTGACGGGACCACATGGCTGCCACTGGGATAGCCCGCCCAATTCCAGCGATGACACCCGCGCTCGAAGCGGAATTCTGGCGTCGCGTCGAGCCCGTGCCGGAATGCGGCTGTTGGCTTTGGACCGGCCCGCAGCACAATGATGGTTACGGCGTCCTAAATTTTAGGCACAGAGAAAAGCGCCTCGCGCATCGTGTCTCCTTCGTATGGTATCGCGGAGCGATCGCGGAGCATCTGACGCTTGATCACCTCTGTCGCGTCCATGCTTGCGTCAACCCGAGTCACTTGGAGCCCGTCTCTCACCAAGAAAATGTCCGACGCGGTGTGATGGCAAGGACGATGTGTCGGCGCGGACACCCGCACACCGACGAGAATACCCGTCTCGAAGTGAAGCCCTATGGCCACGCACGCCGGTGTCGGACATGCGAAAGAGACATGCGTCGGCGACGAGACGCCGCGCGGCAATGAGCATGCGTATTCAGGCGATGGATCGGACCGAGGTAGTGAGCTGGGCTCATATGCCCAATCTGCTCTACCGCGTCGCAGCGTTTTGTAAAAAGCACGATACCGATACGTCCGAGGAGCAGATCACGCAACGGGTGATGGAGAACTTTGTCGTTCCCGAGGCGCGGCAGCATGTTCGCGCGTGGGTGGCCGTGCAGGACGGCGAACTGATCGGGCATTGCCTCGTGACGCTTGACGACTGGTGCGGGACCATCTTCGCGACGATCGTCCAATACGAGAGTGACGTGCCGCTCGATCGCGCACAGGTGGTGCGGGCCTTCGACGACATCTCGGCGTGGGCGCGCAGCAAGGGCGCGAGCGTGATGCGCATCCTGACGCTGCACAAGGATGATCGGGGCCTGGCGCGCGCGCGTTTGTTCCAGCGGCTCTACGGCTTCCATCCGACGCACATGGTCTGCGACCGAGCACTGTAAGGGGGAGCGATGGGCGGCGGAACTCGCACCAAGACCACGCAAGAGCCGCAAGTCCCGGACTACATGGCCCCGCTCATGCGGCAGACCGCCACGCGGGGGGCCGAGTTTCAGGATGCGGCCCCGCTGCAGCCGTTCCTCGAGGCCAAGCCGATGAAGGTGGCGGGACTCTCGGCGCGCGAGCAGGAAGGGCTGTCGCTGATCCCCCAGCTCAATGTGCTCGGCAAGCGTCGGGTCACTGGCGAGAACTTGTCCACGTCACCCTCCCTAGCCGCCGCGCGGCAAGCCTATGAGACCTCGGTCCTGCCGGGCGTGGAGAACACCGCCGCGGTCAGCGGGCTCGGGCGCTCGACGGCGCTGACGAACGCCCGCGCCGCTTCCGAGGCGGCGTATCTGGCGCCGACCATCGAAGCGGAACTCGCCCGTGAGGAACGCGGCAACCAGAACGAGCAGGCGATGACGCTCGCCCAGCTTCAGGCGCTTCTCTCGGGCGGCGGGCTTGAGCGTGGTGTCGAGCAGGCGGGATACGAAGCCGAGCAGTCCGACTTGCTTCGCCGGCAGGCCCTGGCCGAGACGGGACTCTTCGGCCCCGCGGGGGCGCAACTCCTGCCCTCGGCCATCGGGCAGCAGTCGACCACGCGCGGCAAACAGGGCATATTTACAGGTGGATAAACCTGTAAGGATAGGGGTCGTCTGATGGGC